AAGGCGATTTTAACGACATCGAAATAGCCATGAAATCAATAGGTAAAGTCTAAATAAATAAACGATGAACGCAAAACAAGCAATAAAAGAAATCAAGACGCTTTTAGGAATGGAAGTGAAACTTGAACAAGCCCGTTTAATTGACGGAACAACCGTAATTGAAGCACCTTCTTTTGAAGCGGGAGCGGAAGTATTTGTAGTAACCGAGGAAGGAAACGTACCGTTGCCTGTTGGGGAATACGAAATGGAAGGCGGCGAATACATTCTTGTAGTTACCGAGGAAGGTATCATTTCTGAAATCAAAGAAAAGATGGAAGAAACCGAGGAAGAAGTAACCGAGGAAGTCGCTACCGAAACCGAAGAAGAAATGACAAGCGAAGAAAGACAACCTAAAAAGACTATCGAATCTATTATCAAGGAAACGTTGTTTAGCGAGGTTGCAAAAATGCGCGAAGAAAACGAAGCGTTGAAAGCTGAATTGAACGCCATTAAGACGGAATTAAGCACACAAAATAGCGTTAAACCTATTTCTTATAATCCTGAAAACGAAAAGCCCGTACAAGTATTCCGATACGAAAAACAAAAGGCTCAAAGTTCTCTAGACCGAGTTTTAAATAAATTGTATTAATCTTAATTTTTTAACAAAATGCCTACAAACGTAGTAAACACTACTTCTTATGCTGGTGAATTCGCAGGGAAGTACATTGCCGCCGCTCTTTTGAGCGCAAACACTATCGAGAATGGTGGTGTAACCGTTATGCCTAACGTAAAATACCGAAGCACGGTAAAAACTTTAAGCGCAACAGGATTGGTTAAGGACAGCACTTGCGACTTCGACCCAACAGGGGAAATCGCTCTTACTGACCGAGTAATCGAACCTAAGTACCTACAAGTTAACGCGACTATCTGTAAAGATGAGTTCGAAGACGATTGGGAAGCTATCCAAATGGGATATTCCGCATTCGATACTTTGCCTAAAAACTTTACTGATTTCTTTATTGCGCGTGTTCTTGGAACAATGGCAGAAAGCACCGAGACTTCTATTTGGACAGGTAACGGAGCGACTAACGGAGAGTTCGACGGTCTTTTCGCTTTGGCTCTTTCCGAAGTTGGAACAGGTATTCCTGTTGGACAAGGTGTTGGTGGTGTATCCATAGACCCTACTAATGTAGTCGCTGAGATAGGTAAGGTGGTCGACGCTCTACCGTCAAGACTTTACGGAAAAGAAGGTTTGAAAATCTACGCTCCTCAAAACGTTGTACGTGCTTACGTTCGTGCGCTTGGTGGATTTGCGGCAGGTGTTGGAGCTGCGGGTATCAACAACCAAGGGACAACTTGGTACAATGGTAACGCTAACGCTCTTACTTTTGACGGTATTCCATTGTTCATGGCTAACGGAATGGATTCTAACACTATGTTAGCAACTACAAAAGAGAACTTGTTCTTTGGAACTGGTCTACTTTCAGACCATAACGAAGTTCGTGTTCTTGACATGGCTAACTTAGACGGGTCTAAAAACGTTCGTTTCGTAGCTCGATATACTGCGGGTACTCAAATCGGAATCTTGGAAGACTGCGTTGTTTACGACGTTTCTCTATAATCATTAACGGGGGTGTAAAAGCCCCCTATTTTAAACTTTTTAATACATAACAAATGGCTTGTGATATTAGCAACGGAAGGTTAGAAGCGTGTAAAGATTCGGTTTCGGGTATTGACGCTATCTACATAATAAACTACGGTATTGAATACCCAACGGATGTAACTTTTTCACCTGTAGCGGGCGAGGAAGATGTAATTACAGCGGTTGCGGGTGTTACTGACCTTTACAAATTTGAGTTGAAAGGTGCAAACTCATTCGAGCAAACAATCCAATCAAGCCGTGACAACGGTACTACGTTCTTCGAGCAAGTAGTAGTAGCTCAGTTGAAGCGTCAAGATATTGCCGCACACAAAACGGTTAAATTGCTTTCTTACGGACGACCTCACATCGTTGTTCGTGATAGAAACTTGAATTTCTTTTTAGCGGGTCTTGAAAGAGGGTGCGACGTAACAGCGGGTACTTTCTCAACTGGTAGCGCTCTCGGAGATTTTTCGGGCTATAATTTGACATTTACGGGCATGGAGAACATTCCAGCGCCGTTCTTGGATTGTAACGACGAAGCGTCTTTAGCTACATTGTTCGGTGGTGCGACTATCGTAGATAACTAAAATAGGCTCTTAATTCTCCTAATACTTAGTTTGAAGGGGGGTAGACAAACGGTCTGCTCCCTTTTTTTGTTTTAAAACAATTCGTGTTTAAATAGTTATATAGATATGCAAGTAATAACACCTATTGCCGCACAGAAAACACTTAGTATCGTTCCGAGGTACGAAAACGCGGACGCTTGTATATTCCGAGACGACCAAACAAACACCGAACAGACCTTTGCGATAGTATCATTTACCGAATTAGAGTACTATTGGGAGCTTGTAATCGACGTTGATGTCGACCTAATCGAGAATCATTGGTACGATATGTTCCTTTTTGATGGCTCGGTAATGACCTTTTACGACAAGGTATTTGTCACTTCTCAGAACATAGACACGTTTAGCGTTAATAATTACCCTAACAATACGTCGCAATATACCCCAAATGTTACCCAAAACACGTACATAACTTATGAATAACGTTCACTTTGTAGATTTAGCAAAATACGAAACGCCTTCCATACACGAAAGTAGCCGAGAAAATTGGGTTAGTTACGGGGAAAGTGACGATTACTTCCAATATTTAATTGATAGGTATACTTATAGCCCTACAAATAACGCCATAATAAACAACATAGCGAAGTTAATTTACGGACGTGGACTCAATGCCTTAGACGCATCGAGAAAGCCCGCTGAATATGCTCAAATGAGAGTGCTATTTAACAAGGAATGTATCCGTAAAGTTATCATGGATGCAAAGATGCTCGGACAATTTGCGTTTCAAGTGATTTATTCTAAGGATAGAAAGCGAATCGACAAGGCTTACCATATCCCAGTACACCTTTTACGCCCCGAAAAGTGCAATGCGGACGGTGAAATAGAGGCGTATTATTACTCGGACAATTGGACGGACACAAAAAAGTTTCCGCCTAAGCGCATTCCGTCTTTCGGTACGTCAAAAGAGGACATCGAAATACTTTACGTTCGCCCTTATTCGGTAGGATTAAAATATTTTGCTTTGGTGGATTACCAAGGGGCTTTACCGTATGCGGTTTTAGAGGAAGAAATCGCCGACTATCTTATAAACGAGGTTCAAAACGGATTCAGCGGAACTAAGATAATTAACTTTAATAACGGAATCCCTACCGATGAGCAAATGAGCGATACCGAAAGGCTCGTTAAAAACAAGTTGACAGGCTCAAAAGGTGAAAGGGTAATCATTTCATTTAACAACAATCGCGACCAAGCAACCGAGGTAGTAGATATTCCGCTAAACGATGCTCCACAGCATTACGAATATCTTTCCGACGAATGTATGCGTAAAATAATGCTCGGACATAACGTAACTTCGCCGCTTCTTTTTGGGGTTTCAAGTTCAAACGGATTTTCGAGCAATGCGGACGAATTAAAGAACTCTTTCGTACTTTATTACAACATGGTTGTGCGTCCTTATCAAGAACTTATCTTAGATGCGTTAGACACGATTTTAGCGTACAATCAAATCAATCTTAAGTTATATTTTGAGACTTTAAAACCGCTCGAATTTATGGACGCAAGCGGAAAGGTCGAAGAAGAAGTAGCCCTAAGCGCGGTAAATGAATTACAAAGTATCTTAGATGAAGTTGACCGCAATCAATTGAGCGACGAATGGGTAGTAGTTGACGAGCGCGAAGTAGGAGAGAACGAGGACGAATTAGACGAAGCACTTTTAAACGCCGAAACTGAATTCGAGCCTAAGGTTAGTTTGCTTAGTAAGTTGGTTAACTTGGTTCAAACGGGTAACCCGATGCCGCAGTTAAAGAGTTCACAGGATAGGAAGGTAGGCGATTTGAAGTACTTTAAAGTGCGCTACAAATACACGGGCAACCCGCAACCTGAAAGAGACTTTTGCGCGGCAATGATGTCGAATACTGATAGGCTTTTCAGAAAGGAAGACATCGACATGATGAGTAAGAGAGCGGTTAACCCT